CTATTTTATACACCGATGAAGATTTAAATCCGCACATCCACCTTTGGTGGATGCACGTTTTAATTCATTTATCGGTAACGGTTACATTGAAAGAAATAAATAGCACGCCTTAGGCGTGCGGATTTAAATCTTCAATGGTGTAAATAATCCACCATCAATTATTCAAAGAGATTTTACAAGAAATGAATATTTTATCCACATATTATAACGTAATTGTCCAAGATGCGCTTTGAACTCGTATTATTGTTGGCGGTGGCTGGACTTTGTTTTCACATTTATTCTGACGGAAAATATACCAAACAATTGTTTCAATATAAGAAATATTATCAGATGGCGGGTGTCGTGATTGGCGCATTCGTATTATATGTGTTATTTAAAAAGAACCCGGTTCATGCGAAGAACATTATTATGACGTCCAATGATTACTTGAAATATTTACCGGTAGATAAAAACACAACATCCATGTTGTCCCCCATCTTGGATTTTACTTCGCGAAGCACCTTTTCGCAAGAAGGAGGACAATATCCAGTTCTTCAAATGCCTTCTCCTGGTGATGGAAGACAACAAAACTCGGCACAGCGCATGATGCATTCTGGGAAGAAAAGCACAAAACGCTCTGTAAGTGAGACGAAAAAGAAATTTGTAGCCTCTCGACAAAATTGGAAATGTGGTGACTGCAATGAGCAATTAAATGCATGGTTTGAAGTCGATCATAAAACACGATTGGAATATGGCGGAAGTAATCATGTGGATAATTTGTTGGCGTTATGTCGCGAATGTCATGGAAAGAAAACGACGATTGAAAACTTGTAATCAGTCGTAATCTTGTAATCAGTCGTAAAACCCCCTATTGAAATATACGTTTAATGTATATACGTATATTTTTGGATGGATACTTCACAAAAGACACGTAAAATTAGATCCCCCATAATAGAACAGCCAAATGATTTAGAAAATGCACCCAAAAAAGGAAAGAGATGTCCTAAGGGAACGCGGCGAAATCGCAAAACGGGTGAATGTGATCCTATTATTCCTCCTTCTGGTGCAGCGGACCCAGTTGTAGTGCCTGAACTACCAACGGAGGTTGTCGCAGAAGTTATAGAGGGAGAAGAAAATGATGTCCCGTCCTTGTTGGAACAAGAACAAGAACAAGAACAAGTCCAAGATAAACCACTTCAGCTCGCACCTTCCCAAAAAAAGAAGGATGAATTGATTCTCAACGACGTTTTGGCCGCACTTCCCAAAAATTCCAATAACTACAAACGCCAAAAGGAAAAAATCGAGTTTGATACACGAAAACAACACACTGAATATCCTTATTTGTATCCAGACCTGGATGACCCCGAGTTCGCTCTCAAATTAGCGGGACACAAAGAATTCAACGACACACAATACGACGGATCTCTTCATAATGTCCAAGAATTCGCAGACAAGATGTGTAGCTCCGAATTCGAACTCTTGCCTCATCAAATGTTTGTGAAAAACTTCCTTTCTCTACAAACACCCTATAATAGTCTTTTGCTCTATCACGGTTTAGGCAGCGGTAAAACATGTAGTGCAATTGGTATTGCAGAGGAAATGCGCAGTTACATGAAGCAAGTGGGCATTAAACAGCGTATTATTGTGGTTGCCGCTCCCAATGTCCAAGCCAATTTTAGACTACAATTATTTGATGAACGGCGATTGATGGAAGTGGATGGCGTTTGGAATATCACCTCTTGCATAGGCAATGCGCTCATTAAAGAAGTCAATCCGACCAGTTTGAAAGGAATCCCAAAAGAACGTGTAATTGCACAAATACGGTCCATTATCAATCAACATTACGTCTTCATGGGATACGTGGAATTGGCGAATTTCATTCGTAAAAAGACGTCCGTTCCCAAAGACAGTGGATTTTCACAAGAAGACCAACGGAAACTCGAAATCCAAAACATACGCCGATTCTTCGATAATCGTCTCATTATTATTGACGAAGTGCATAATATCCGATTAGCGAATGATAATCAAGACGATAAAACCGCACATTTGTTAATGAAATTGGCGAAATATACCCACAATATGCGTATGTTGCTTCTTTCCGCCACACCCATGTACAATTCCCACACCGAAATCATTTGGCTCGTCAATTTACTCAACGCCAACGATAAACGCGGGTTGATTACGGCCGAAGAAGTATTTGAAAAAGACGGCACGTTGAAAGAGGCGAAAAAGGGGGAAAAAGGTGAATTGTTGGAAGAAGGTGGCGGTGAATTGCTACACCGTAAAATGATTGGATACGTGTCTTATGTTCGTGGCGAAAATCCATATACGTTTCCTTATCGCATTTACCCCACCGAGTTCGCATTAGAGCACACGTTTGCAGAACCCCCCAGCACGTTGGGGTCATTGGTGAAAGCGGGTCAAGCCTTGGTCGGACAATCAAAATACCAACATCCCTTACCCACTATACAACTCAATGGTAAGGAAATCGAGGAACCATTGCAATTTCTCCCTCTGTACGTCAGCACCTTGGGTGAATACCAAGAAAAGGCATATCAATTAGTCATTGAAGGAATGCGTAAGGATGCTGCACAGTCAAAAAGCAGTGTAATCCCCGATTTTGAAGATATGGACCGGTTTGGGTTTCGACGTCTTCAAACGCCCTTGGAATCGCTAAACATTGTTTATCCAAGTGAAAGATTGGACGCACAAATACAAAATGGTATTTTAGAAGGGTCTCTACAAGAAGAGGATGAGGGAGACCCGCGCGGTTCCATGGTTGGAAAACGCGGCATGAATAGCGTGATGACATATATTGACGATTCCCGAAAACGCATTCCAGTCAAATATGGTTTCAAATATCGCCCCGAAATTGTGGAAAAATATGGCCGTATTTTCCACAAAGATGTTTTGCCTAAATATAGCGCCAAGATTGCGTCGATTTGCGATTCCATACGTAAATCCACCGGTATTGTGATGATTTATTCGCAATATATTGATGGTGGGATTGTCCCTTTGGCTTTGGCTTTGGAAGAGATGGGATTTGCGCGATACACTGCATCCGCAGACTATCCTCAAACGCTGTTCGATAAACCTCCGACTGAACCATTGGATGCGACCACAATGAAGCCACGAAGCCAAGTCAAAACATTCCACCAGGCAAATTACGTCATGATTACCGGAGATAAAGCGCTTTCGCCTCAAAACGCCGACGATTTGAAGCAAGTTACAAGTTCCGACAACAAACACGGCAAATTGGTGAAAGTCGTCTTGATTTCGAAAGCAGGATCGGAAGGATTAGATTTCAAATGCATTCGCCAAATCCATTTGCTTGAACCTTGGTATAATATGAACCGTGCCGAACAAATCATTGGTCGCGGTGTTCGTAATTTGAGCCATTGCATGTTGCCGTTCGACGAACGAAATGTGGAGATTTACATGCACGGAACTCGAATGAAGGACAAGCCGGAAGAAGAAGCCGCCGATGTCTATGTCTATCGTTTAGCTGAAAAGAAGGCGAGTTTGATTGGACACGTTACGCGGATTATGAAAGAAACGGCAGTGGATTGTATTTTGAATATTGGCCAGACCCATTTTACCATAGAAAAATTGGCTTCTATTGCCGAAAATCAGAAGATCGAACTCACTCTTTCTACGGATAGAAAACGCATTCAATACAAAATTGGCGATCGCCCACATACCGATATTTGCGATTATATGGAAGATTGCGCTTTTAAATGCAATCCTCATGAACCCAAACGCCCCATTATTGAAGACACGTATTCCACACAATATGCGGATGGGAACAATGGCCGTCTGATGCAGCGTATCCGACAATTGTATCGAGATGAGCGCAATGGACAACATTTCTACAATTTGACGGAATTGATTGATTCAATTAATGTGACCAAACAATATCCGATTTATCAGATTTACGCCGCATTGACCGCTTTTACAAACAATAAAAACGAATACTTGGTGGATAAATATGGACGCAGGGGAAATTTAGTCAATCGCGGGGATATTTACGCATTTCAACCGATTGAAATAAACGATGAAACCATTACCGTGTTTGAACGGTCAGTTCCAGTAGATTATAAACGTCAAACGATTGGATTGGATATACCTAAATCATTTGTCGCGGAAGAATCTCAAGAAGAAATGTCCAAGATTTCCGTAAAAACGGATTTGGAGGGAGAATACCAAACACTTTTAGGCGAAATCGAAAAACAGGTGGAACAGGCAAGTAGTGTCCAAGAAATCGCTCAAGGTGACCAAAATTGGTATAAACATGCAAGTCGTGTTTTGAATGAACTGCAAATGGTTCATAAAATCGGGTTTGGTGAATTGGTCGATTACGTCATTCACCACAGTGTCGATTTTCTCATGCCCGACCAGAAATTGGTCTTGGTTTCTCATTTTTATTCCAAAGTGCGGGATTTCGACAATTTAGGCGAAGTGGAAAAAGTGGTCAAGGAATATTTGGACACCAAAATGATTACTTTAGGAAAACGCACCCTTTTCTTTGTTGCCGAACAGACAAACTGGATGCTTTACGGACAATCGCCGGAAGACCCTTCACGATGGGTGGAGGCGGAGCCGGAAGATGTCCGGAATTTCGAACAAGCCGGGTTATTGGCGAAACAATTCGAGGTGCAACCTTTGGTCTATTCGCAGTTGATTGGATTTATAGACATGTTTCATACTGGAAAGGAAATGGTGTTTCGTCTCAAAGACATCTCCCAGATGCAAAACAATCGCGGGACGCGCATCAGTGCCCAAACTCCAGGAAAGGGGGACATCATCAAGCGTCTAAACGAAATATTAGGCGCGGAGATGTATAGTTTGGCTA